ATTATTAACGTTGCAGTAAATGCTCAACAGGCTAAAAACGTATTTTTTAAAGGATTTAAGTCTAAGATTGAAAGATCTCCTTGGTTTGCTGGAAAGTATAATCCAAAGGCTGACTCTGTTGAATTTGATAAAGCAATTACTGTTTATTCTGGTCACTCAGAACGTGAATCTCATGAGGGCTTGAACTTGCTAATGGCTGTTCTTGATGAAATCTCTGGCTTTGCATCTGAAGTAGGAACAGGAAATGATCAAGGAAAAACTGCTGAAAATATTTATAAAGCCTTTAGCGGTACAGTAGATTCTCGTTTTCCAGACTTAGGAAAAGTTGTTTTACTTTCATTCCCACGCTATCAAGGTGACTTTATTTCAAAGCGGTATGACGATGTAATCATGGATAAAGATGTAATAGAACGTAGACATACCTATATAATTAATCCTGATTTACCACATGATGATACAAGCAATCAACTTGAAATTGTGTGGGAAGAAGACCATATTGTTTCATATAAAATACCAAAGGTATATGCACTTAAAAGGCCCACATGGGAAGTAAACCCTACTAGAAGTATTGAAGATTTTAAGATGTCTTTCTTTAAAGATATGGGAGATGCAATGATGCGTTTCCTTTGCACCCCAACATATTCCTCTGATGCATTCTTTAAGCAAAAAGATAAATTAGAAAGATGTATGACCTTAAGAAATCCTGTGGATAATCATAGAAGATTTGATCCAGGTTTTAAACCAGATCCAGAAAAAACCTATTATGTTCATGCTGATCTTGCACAAAAACATGACAAGTGTGCAGTAGCAATTGCACATGTTGATAAGTGGGTTAGCATTCAGGTTATTAAAGATTACCAGCAGGTAGCACCAGTTGTTATTGTTGATGCCGTTGCTTGGTGGGAGCCAAAGGTAGAAGGCCCCGTAAATCTATCTGAAGTAAAACTATGGATACAAAACCTTCGTAGAGAAGGATTTAATATTGGAATGGTATCGTTTGATAGATGGCAGTCTTTTGATATTCAAAATGAATTAAAAGCTGTTGGAATAAGAACTGATACTGTTTCTGTTGCTAAAAAACATTATGAAGATTTAGCAATGATGATATATGAAGAAAGAGTTGCTATGCCAATGATTCCTTTATTGCTTGAGGAAATGAGTGAGCTCAAGATTATGAAAAATAACAGAGTTGACCATCCACGCAAGAAATCTAAGGACTTGGCAGATGCCGTTTGTGGGGCGGTATTTGGAGCAATATCCCATACAAGTAAGGATTCCAACCTAGAAATTGAAATCCATACATGGTCTACTGCATCCCGACTTGCACAAAAACAAAGGGATATGGTAGAATTAGATAACAAAGAAATTCCTGAAGATATCAGGGATTTTCTAGACGAATATAAATTACTTTAATCAAACAAGGAGAATAATGAATTCATTTAAGAGAGCCGCTATCGTCATCGCTGCAGCCTTGACTAGCACAGCCTTGGTAATTGCACCTTCAAGTGCATCGCCTATGGCAGTAACAGTTGCAGGGGTAGCCAATACTACAACAGTACTTGCGCCTGCAAGTGCAAACGTACCCGCAGATAACAAGGTTGATGCAGCAGATGCTGTAGCACTTATTGCAACCGCTGAGACTGGAACTACAGTTTCATTTACAGCAAATGGTGGAGTAAGACTTGTTCTTGCTTTGGATAATTCCCCAACAGCACCAGTTCTTGCATCAGCAGGAACAACAACATATTCAGTAAAATCACAGGGTGTTTCAATTACTGTCTACGCATTTACAACATCAACAGCAACTGGATCAGTAACCATTACAAATGGTGCTTATTCAACAATTGTTTATGTTAAGGGAAATGTGGGACCAGCATACAATGTTGGAGTTTCAGTGCCTGCTACAGCAGCAGTTGGAACAATACCATCTCTTACAGTAAATGTAACAGATGTATTTGGTAATCCAGTTGGTGGAGAAACAGTATCAACTACACTTATTGGTAGCGCATGGGATGATGGATCAATATCAAAGTCAATCGTTACCTCAACATCAGCAGATGTTCTTGCAGATGCAAAACTATCTTTTGGATCTAAGACTGAGAAGTTGGCTGTTGCTACAGCAGGAACAATTACAGTTGCAGCAACAGGAGCAACAGGAGCAACAGCAGTTGTAGGTCTTGCTGCACCAGTTAAGGCTGTAGTTGCTTCATTTACAGTTACTGATCTTAATGGAACAATTGCTGCGCTTAATGCACAGGTAGGATTTCTTAATGCACAACTTGCAGTAGCAAATGCTGCTCTAGTTGCAGAAAAATCAGCACGTGCAGCAGATAATACAGCATCAGATAAGGCACTTGCAGATGCAAAGGCAGCATCAGATAAGACACTTGCAGATGCAAAGGCAGCAGCAGAGTCTGCAACTGTTACTGCAAAGGTTGCATCAGACTTGGCACTTGCTAAGGCAGCAGCAGCTTACAAGGCAGAGTACAACGCTCTTGCTAAGAAGTGGAATGCAAAGAATCCAAAGGCTAAGGTTGCTCTAAAGAAGTAAACTAATCCAACAATTAGGGGAGTCATTAAATTGGCTCCCTTTTTTGTGCAATAAAATGATATAATTATCTTATTATGAATAACAAAAAAGTAGCAAAAGTACCTGTAAAAAAAACTATTACTAAGATTGTTATAAAGAGTATTGCTATATTTTTTGCTTCTGCATTATCAGTTGTAGGAGCAGGTTCTGTCGTAGGAGTAAAGGTTCTAGATTCAGCATTAATGGCAGGGCTCCTAGGGCTTATAAGGGTAATTGAGAGTCTTGCTAGAGGTTTTCTAGATGATGGAAAACTAAGCCTAAAAGAAGTAGATGAAGCATTTAAAAAAGAATAATATTTATAATTGACAGACCTCTATAGGCAATGGTATACTTAAATGTTACCTATTTAGAGAGGGCTAGAAATGACTTGCATTGTCGCTTTAAAGCACGAAGACAAGGTGTACATGGCTGGTGACAGGGGTGCATCCGATGATGGAGTTATATTATCACTTGAGACACCAAAAGTCTGGAAGTCTGGACCTTATTTAATTGGTTATGCTGGATCAATGGACGGTGAAAGAATAAAACATAATTTTAAACCAACTCCTCCAAATATTAAAGACACTGATAAATTTATGCAAACTAAGTTTATTAAAGAACTTAGAGAGTTTTACAATGAGTTTTGGATTGATACATCCAAAGATGGAGATCTAAGTTTAATTATTGGTATTCGTGGAGAGATATATGAGCATAGTTCTGGAGATATGTCATTGTCCAGATATTCTATTCCATATATTTCTATAGGTTCTGGATCAGAATATGCCTATGGTGTTCTGTATGCAACAGACAAACAAAAAAATGCTAGAAATCGTGTATTATCTGCTGTTTCTGCAGCAATAAAGTTTAGCCCATCCTGTATGGGTCCAGTTGACATGCTTAGTATTTGAGGGTATAATTATAATATGACAGAAGAAGACTATGATGAATTTCATATTTGGTTACATAATGGTATTGATAGAGGCTGGATTACTGAGCCGTTTTGTAATACACATGATGGAGATACCTATATGACAGAGGAAGAAATGCAAGAGTGGGAAGATGGCGGAGACCCATGTCAAGTTGTATTTAAAATAAAAGAATAAAAGTTTGGTATAATAGTATTGTATTGCCTACGGGGATACATTAACTTATTCGCTTGAAAGGGGAATAAAATGGTAAATCAATTAGCTATGGATCTTTTCAATGATCCTTTTTTTATTGGGTTTAACAGAGAGTTAAACCGTTTAAATAATCTACATAAAACAAACTCACAATCCTATCCACCTTATAATGTTCGCAAACATGATGAGGACACCTTTATTGTTGAACTTGCAATTGCAGGCTTTAATAAAGAATCTGTTAAAGTTACAGAGCATGAAGGTACACTTAAGATTGAGGGTGAACGTCCAGAAGATGCTGAAACTTATATTCACAAGGGTATTGCTGGTAGAAAGTTCACCAGAACCTTTGTGCTAGGTGAATATATGCATGTAGATAATGCTGACTTACTTGATGGAATTCTTTATGTAACAGTAAAAAGAGATGTTCCAGAAGAAAAGAAACCAAAGTCAATTACAATTAAGTAGTACAATATAGATAGTCCCCACACAGGACCTTAGCGATGGATTAGTTACCCATTTATATGACCGTGGCCTTCGTGCCTGAATTACCTGTGTGGGGCTTTATACTTAGGTGTATAATAATAGAGTTATGTCAGAAAAAGAATTAGCGGTTTATAATAAGCAGCAATTCAAAAAGCGTCTTAAAGAAATTAAAGAGGCTAGTGGGTGTGTTGACTGCGGAGAAAAAAACCACATTGTTTTAGATTTTGATCATTTAAAAAATAAAAAATATAATATATCAAGAATGATTCATGATGGGTTTTCTTGGGCAGCAATTAAAAAAGAAATAGCAAAGTGTGAAGTAGTTTGTGCTAATTGTCATAGAATAAGAACCCATAACAGGTTGACAAATAAGGCAAGTTAGGATATAATTAAGTATATAACAGGAGGAAATATGTCAGTAAAAGGATCATTACAATCAATCATTGATGTTGCAAAGAAAGAAATTGGAACTATTGAAGGTCCAAAAGATAATGAAACAAAGTATGGAAAATGGAGTGGGGCTAACTTTCAGCCATGGTGCCAGTCATTCATTTCTTGGTGTGCATTTACATCTGGATTGGATCCAAAAAAGTATCCAAAGACTGCTTCAACAATAGTAGCATCTGATTGGTTTAAGAAAAATAATCGCTGGGCAGATGCTCGTAATGATGATCCTACTCCTGGAGACTGGATCTTCTTTGATTTTCCAGAAGATGGTGTAAATCGTATT